AGCCCGAGTTGCGCATCCAGGCCGTCGAGCGCCTGCTCATGCAGCAGGTCGAGGGCAAGGCCATGTACCTCGTCGACCCGCGGTGCACGATGCTCATCCGAGGGTTCAAGTCCGGGTACCGGTACAAAATCAAACGCAGCGGCGAGATGGAAGACAAGCCCGACAAGAACGAGTACTCTCACGTGCACGACGCCAACCAGTACGCGGACTCGGTGATCGACATGAACGTGCGCGGTGTGGGGTTGGACTCAGCGAACAAACGCAGGGAAGTCAAGCCGGCGCCTTACCGGTACACTTGACCGCGGCCCCTGCGGGGGTACAATCTGCGAATCAAACAGCGGGGAGTCCCACGTGAGCAACATGACGACCAACTACCTCAATCCCCGAACAGGGTGGTTTGAGCAGGCGCGCGGCGCCGAAGGCCGGCTTTTCGTGGAAGAAGCCAACACGGCATTCCTCGCAGGTCGTCAGTATTTCACATTCTATGATCTAAGCATCGCTCAGGGCGCCACACAGGTCATCAAGGTGGTCATCACGTCGAACACCATCATGCGCGACTTTTTTGTCGACATGGTCACCTCTAGCACCACAGTGGAGATCGTCAGTGGCGGCACCGAGGGCGGTACGTTCAACTCGGCGTTGACAATCCAGCGCACGAACAACATGAGCACGGTGCCGGCACGAACCTCGACCACCACAATGACATCAGGCGGCACACTCACCGGGGGCACAGTGCTCGACAAGTTCTTGCTCTACGCCGGCAACAACGTAAATCAGTCGACAGCGCAGCACGGCGGGGAGCAGTTCCCTACTGGGTTTCCAGCTGGCACGTACTACGTCCGCATCGCTAACATCGGCAACACAACCGCAACAGGTATCTTCAAGGCTCGCTGGAGCGAAGACGCATAAAGGCACAACATGGCAACAGGAATCGCACTCATCCCCGTCGCTCGCGCATCGGACCTCGAGGCCCAAGCAAAACGTCGCAACGACGAGATGCAGGCCAAGCCGGTCATCCAAGGCCTCGCCGCTCATGTGCGCTCGCGATGGGAGACTGCCAAGGACGGCAAGCGAGACCTCGAGGAGCGCATGCTCCAAGGCCTGCGTCAACGCAACGGTGAGTACGACCCTGAGATGCTGGCGGACATCAAACGCCAAGGCGGCTCCGAGATTTACATCCAGCTGACCTCGGTCAAGTCCCGTGCGGCCACGAGCTGGTTGCGCGACACGCTGACTGGCCAAGGCATGGACAAGGCCTGGGGCATCGACCCAACGCCTGAAGCCACGCTGCCCGACAACGTGGTGCAAGGCCTGCAGCAGGAAATGGCTCAAGAGCTGCAGATGCTCATGGAGCAGGGCCAGCAGACACCCACACCAGAACAGTTGCGTGAGATCGCCAGCCGGATGAAAGACGCGGCCATGCGTCGTATCCAGGAAGAGGCGACGATACGCGTCGAGCGCATGGAGCGCAAGATGGAAGACCAGCTGGCCGAGGGCGGCTGGACCAAAGCGCTCAACGAGTTCATCGAAGACATCGTCACCTTCCCGTACGCCGTGCTCAAGGGCCCGGTCAAGCGCAAGCGCAAGACGATGAAGTGGAACAACGGCACGCTCGAGCCAGTCGAGCAGATTCGCAACGAGTGGGAACGCGTTGACCCGTTCATGTTGTACTGGGCACCATGGGCCTCGGACATCCAAGACGGCTTCGTGATCGAGCGCCACAAGATGACCGCCGAGTCGCTGCAGGCCCTGATCGACGTGCCCGGATACAACAACGACGCCATCCGCACGGTGCTCGTAGAGTTCCGCGGATACGGTTTGACCGAATGGCTCTGGACCGACACCGCCAAGGCTGAAGCCGAAGGCAAGGACACTACCGAGGCCACCTTCACGACAGACTTGCTCGACGCTCTGCAGCTGTGGGACTACATCGAAGGCAAGACGCTGCGCGAGTGGGGCATGTCTGAGAAGGACATTCCAGACCCCGTGCTGTCGTACCCCTGCGAGGTGTGGCTCATCGGCAACAACGTGATTCGCGCATCGCTCAACTACGACCCGCTGGGTCGCAAGCCGTATTACGTGACGGCCTACGAGACCATCCCTGGCCAGATCGAAGGCAAGGGCGTGCCAGACCTGTGCCGCGACTCCCAGACCATGGTGAACTCCTCTGCGCGCGCCTTGGCCAACAACATGGGCATCAGCTCTGGCCCGCAAGTCGGCGTGAACGTCTCGCGTCTCCCCCCAGGCGAAGACATCACCCAGATGTACCCTTGGAAAATCTGGCAGTTTCAGCAGTCCGAGATCGCTGACAGCTCGGCCCCTGTGCAGTTCTTCCAGCCCAACAGCAACGCCAATGAGCTCATGGCGGTGTTCGACAAGTTCTCTGCGCGCGCCGACGAAGACACCATGCTGCCGCGCTATATGTCGGGGGAGAACACACCTGGTGCTGCGCGCACGTCGTCTGGCCTGTCCATGCTGATCAGCAACGCTGGCAAGGGCATCAAGCAGGTCATCAACAACATCGACCACAACATCATCGTGCCGGCCATCGAGCGCCTGTACGAGGACAACATCCGCTATTCGGAAGACCCAGACCTCAAGGGCGACATCCAAGTGGTGGCCCGCGGCGCCTCAGCGCTGGTGGTCAAGGAAGCCGAAGCCATCCGCCGCAACGAGTTCATGACCCTGGTGCTCAACAGCCCGGTGGCTCAGCAGGTCGTGGGTATGGACGGCATCGCCGAACTCATGCGCGACGCAGCTCGAAACCTCAGCGGCAACGTGGACCGCATCGTGCCTGACCGTCAGCAGATCAGCACCATCCAGCAGCAACAGCAGGTGATTGGGCAGCTGCAACAGCAGCTCCAGGCGATCGCTGGTCAAATGCAGCAGGGCGGTGGCCAAGGCATGACGCAAGGCCCCGCACCGAGAAACATCCTGCCTGACGGAAGTCAGGTCGGTGGTCGTGAAGGCAATATGATGTCACCACGACCCAATGGTGTTTGACAACTAACCCGTTTGTTAGTATAGAATTCGCCACATGAAGATTATTTTAGGCCTCAAGCCAACCCGGCAGCAGATGCACGCCTTACAGCGATGCAAGCTGCCAGAGTCTGAAAGTCTGCTTGAATTGTTCCGGGCCCGCCTGGAAGAGACCAAGACGGCGCTGATTTACGCAGAAGACCCTGCGCGAATCCACAGACTCCAAGGCAGGGCTGAGGTCTTCACAGATTTTCTCGCCGCGGTCGAAGGATCGAGCGAGACTCTCGACCGGCTCAGAATCTGAGTCGGGTTTTTAAACCGTAAGCAAACCATTACGCAAGGGCAGACCGCAGTAGGAGCCTAAAACGGAGTTGGAGCTGAAAGGAAATGTAATGTCGTTACCAAGGCAAGTAGAAGCTCAGTTGAAGGAACTGGAAAAAATCGAAGCGCAGCTGGCTGCGGAACAGAACCCAACACCTACAGAGGTGAAACCCACGGATTCTGACCCTGCCCCGGCACAGCCTGTCGAGGATACCCAGAACAATCAACCGGACCCTCAGCCGGAAGTGAAGACAGAAAAGCCAACCGAACCGGTGGTTGCGGAAGAGAAATGGGAGCAGAAGTACAAAACCCTCAAGGGCATGTACGACGCCGAAGTTCCTCGCTTGCACGCCCAGGTCAAAGAGTTGACGCAGCGTATGGATGCACTCCAGAAATCTGCCGAAGCCCCCAAGCCTGAAGTCAAGCCCGCAGTTGCTGAGAAGTTGGTGACTGATGATGATGTTCAAGCGTTTGGAGCGGACCTGATTGAGGTCCAACGCAAGGTTGCACGTGAAGTTGCAGCAGAGTTCCGCAAGGACCTTGATGACATGAAAGCTGAGAATGCCAAGTTGCGCGAGCAGCTGAACACGACCGGCAACCAAGTCACTGAGGCGTCCTTTGAGACCCGTTTGTACCGTTTGGTCCCAGACTTCGAGAAGGTTAATACCGACCCCCGTTGGATTGACTGGCTCAATGGAGTTGACCCGGTGCTGCGTGGTCCGCGCAAATCTGTTGCAGAGCAAGCGTACGTGACCGGCGATGCTGAAGGCGTTGCATACTACGTGGACCTGTTTAAAAAGACATTGGGTCCCGCAGAGCAAAACAAGCCCAAAGCCGACGAACTTGAGCGCCAGATTCAGCCGACTCGTAGTGCAACAGGCGCCCCGCAAGCGTCGCAAAAAGGTAAGGTCTACACGGACTCCCAAGTCCAGTCGATGTACCTGAAGGCGTCACAACTGGCGAGCCGCGGACAGCACAGCGAGGCACAGAAACTTGAAGCTGAAATCGACGCTGCGTTTATGGAAGGTCGCGTGACCGCGTGACCCCACGAACACAGTACAACCAACATTTGTTTTAGGAGGCCAAAATGGCTGCAGTTTATCC